ATCAGAAACCTTATTTATTATTGACTCGAATACTTCCTGTTTGACCTCAAAGTCGGGGAAGTTAACATAGTCCTTTTCAAATTCATTGATCAACGTATTTACCGTGGCCTGTGGGGACCGCGTTCTATCTGGGATACGTGACCCCAACTGCTGATCTCCCAGAAAGTCGAAAGCTTCTCCAGGGACTCCATATTTCCTAACTCTTCCTGTTTCATCAAGTAGTCTCTGCGTTGCTTCAAAATCATCTTGTTGAGATTCAGGGCCAAACACGGAAGTAGGCTTTACCCCAAATCCTGAATAGGCTCCACCAAAGGCTTCAAGCCCCCTGTTAATCTGTTCTTGAATGGAATCGACTGTACTCAGTAATGCCTCTATAGTGGGTTTTGCCATAGATTATCCTTCCCTCGGCGTTGCGAGCCCAAGTCTTCTCAGTCGTTCCTCTTCATTCCCTACAGCACCAGGCCTAGGTGCTCCCGGTATCATTCCGGGTGGTGGTCCAACTGGCGGTACGGGCGGTATCCCAAGTGCCGCGTTAGGCATTACCTGTGGTGGTAATCCGGGAGGCCCTCCCATACCTGTAGGTGGCGGTCCCATCGGAGGTCCCATCGGAGGTCCCATCGGCGGCCCACCCGGAGGAGGTCCTCCCATACCCTGTGGCGGTGGCGCAAAGTTTGCTGCCATAGCTTGCTGGGTATCTGCCGCCTTCTCTAGCATCAGTCGCATCAGCTCCCCCTGGTAGTACGGGGCAAGGTCTTCTCTTCCCCTGTTTTGAAGAGAGCTAAGGAGTGTCCTCAACCCTGCCTCGGGCAAAGCTTTCTCTGCGACCTGTTCTTTTATAGCATCATCTAACTGGTCTGCGTCCTGCAATCCAAGGATCATATCTCTTATAAAGATATCAGGCAGCAACGGACTTGGCCCTTCTCTTGCTATCTGTGCCATGCTCATCTTGGTCATATCGTCCTGCGGGAGTTGGCTGATGATCGATACCTCGGGCTGCCCGCCCTTCTTTACTATCTCGGGGGTAATCTCCTCGGAGAAGTACATTCGGTCCCGATCTCTACCAGATACCTCGAAGGCCTTGAAGCTCCCCGATGCGTACTGGTCTGATATGATCATGAAGATAGAACGATACGCCTTCTCCAACGCATCAATACGCGGTGAAAGCACAGACTCGATTCCTTGCCGCAGGGTGTTAATTGCATACCCGGATAACTGGAACTGGAGTTCTCCGTAGATGGAGTACGGCAGACCACCGCGCTGCATCTCACTGGAGAGCATTCCCATGAAGGCTCCCGATTCCTTTGCCATCTCAAGCATCCCGAGGGGCTCTATATCTTCTCCCTGTGCGAGAGAGATTTCCGTACCCGCCTGGTATGGATCTTCATCGAGTGTTTTCGTTCCATCTCTCGATGTTACCTTTAGACCTTGCTTACGGGATCGAGCAGTCAGCTCCATCATTGTAGAGAGCATAAAGTTATTGTTCTGGAAGTTCTCCCGGTTGTGCTTGAATACCGACTCACCAAAGTCTGCGATAGCGTCCGTGCCAATCTCGTCCGACTGTATTAGCGGGGCAGTCCCAACCATACCTATAAAGCAGGGAACCCCATCGTACCCGTGTTTGGTGCGTTTCTTTAGAATCCGATCTTCCATGACAACGTAGTTATCTTCCTTATCGTAGAAGTCGTACACGAAGATCGACTCGTCCCTATCTTCTTCTACTCCCAGGGAGCGTATGTTGTACTGTCGTTTTACATCGGAAGGAGACTTTCTGATACGATAACACGCCCACTCCAGCCCATCGGGACCTTCACCCCAGTAGGTATTGAGCGGGTCCCACGGTGTAATGTCTACCCGTGTTTCTTCTTTGGCGTTTTTAACAAGGAGAGCACGGCCAGCATACCACCCACGTACCGTGAGATACCATGAGAGTTGGTTCCTTACCGAGGGCATCATTCTCATGCAGAGGTTATCGTCTGCCGCCCTCATGATCCCAGTCAGGAATCTTTCTTTCTGGTTATTGGTATTCCTCTGTTCTCTTTCGTTTCCCGAGAACGGGATACGGACGACCATCTCTGCCGCGGTAAGCCAGCTCGATATCTTATCAGCCATGACCTGTGGTTCATTAGAAGTATAAGAACGGTATCCGTCACCTGCATCGTAAGGCTCCAGTCGATAGAGTCTGTGATCCTGTTCCATACGGTCGCGCAGGGGGAATGTCGCATCGTGATGCGCTTCCACCATCTCGATTATATCTGTAGGTTTTCTACGTGCCAATTCACCACCTCTTTACAGGGATAGCACCACGTCCCCTGACGTGACCATATCCATAATTCTCTACTATCCCGTAGATAAGGGCCTTGATTGCGTGATTGTTTTTATCATCGGGGGTATTCCCCACTATGTTCCCATCCCTATCGGTTTTCCACCGATAGGCGCGAGTCTGTCCATCGAAGGGACTGGGAGCTGCACCAAACTCGGATAACACCCCGGTGCAGTAAGGGCTAATTACCACCCTGGGTTCCCGTGTTATCGGGTCGGGCTTCAAGAAGCTCTTCAACCGCTCCGTACCATCATTGATCATCACCTTCTGGGACGCAAGGTAGAGTCCTGTCTCTTTCATCCACAGTTCTGCCGGGGCTGCCATTGCCTGGTGTTGATACCCTGCAACGTCTATAACTCCGAACTGAACATCCTGCCACCACGGCTTGGACTGGCATAGTTGAATCATCTCTTCCGTCACAAGGCCACGCTCGTAGACTTCATCTATCACGTGGATGACATCATCTATGATCTGGACTGCTACTATCGAGTAAGCACCTGCATAACCGGGGTCCATCCACAGGTGAACGGGCGTTCCAACGTCCCACTTGATATCCTGTACGTGGAGGTTGGGCCGAAACTCCGTGAAGACCAGTCCTTCTGGTGGTGACGGGATTCCCTCGATGCGTTCCATGAAGAAATCATCGGAGGCATCACGTTTTAATCGTTGGATTTCTGGATCATCTATCCCTTCCGGGTAGAGATAGGTGTTGGTATAGCTTGGAAGGGAGAAACTTTGTTCGTCTTCCGTGGGTATCGTCCACGCCGAGTGCATCTGCGGGTACCAGCCAAGACTTCCCTCAAAGGTTCCCGATAGAAACATCCATCCACGCTTTGGAGCACAGCGTCCGCGCATCCTGTAGTAGGTTTCAAGGTCTAACTGGGACGCCTCACAGCCTATGATGCCGTCTGGGGCACGCATAGCCAGTGTCCTGGGGTCCTTTGCGGACTTGGTTTCTATCCTCGTGCCGTCTGCGAGTTCTATTTTCCCTGGGTCGACACGCTTGGTAGCGTTTGCCAGTAGGCCGAGGTTAGAAAAATCTTCTACGAGGTATTCAAACTCTGCCCGGGTGCGTTCGTAGTCTGCTGCAACTAGCCAGTACAGTCCTTCCGAGTTAATCTCAAGCCATCTCGCGAGAAGATACTTGGAAGCGACCATGCTCTTACCGGCCTGCTCCCCGCCTGCAACGAGGGTGAAGCGTTTGCGTGAGTTGAGTAGAGGAAGTTGAGCCTTGGTAGGCTTAAATCCAACTTTCTCATATATAAAATCTGTGACACTACTAGCCGTCTGTATCATTTAGGGAACCACGCTTGCTTTCTAATATCTCGCTTGCCTGTTCCACCGCTGATTTTAGTAGGTCGGGTTCCACCTGCTCTTTTTCACCTGGCTTACTGATCTCCTCGCGCCTTGCTTTTCTCCATTCGGTTATAATATCTCTCGCATCGTTTGTAGACTGAGCCACACCCTTGTACTTGGTGGGCATTGCACCGTTTAGAGCAAAGATAAGAAGCGTGGGGTTGGCCTTGTAGTCGAGATTCTTGTGCATCTCTCCCACGAGATCAAAGAGCATCCCTTCTAACTTATCGTTATGGATTCGTAGGGCTTCGTTATATCTTTCCAGGAAAAGAATATCCTGCTTTTTCCACTTATCTACGGTCCCCGTAGTAGTACCTGCGGCTTTACAGGCCTTGGTAATCACTCCTACATCTGCAAAAGCAATAAGAAACCTATCCTGCTTACCCTGGGTCTTGAGAGTAGGGTTTCCAACAGATATAGTTGGGTCAGACCCACCTGCTTTTCCTGGAGTTTTAGGCATATCTAACTCCCATCGGTAGTTATAACATCCTTGGCTAACGCAATTATGCCAGCAGCGGCCACGCCACTGATCTCGATAAACCCTAAATACATCCCGACAATCGCAATTGCGCCCAGAAATGTAATCGCAAGTGTGATTTGTGGGCGAATTCTGCCAATGCTAATGCGAAATCTGTTGTTTTCTGTACTGCTAATGCCGTTTTCTTGCGTCATTAAGTGATAATACTATCATTTTGTGATAGAATCAAGTAGACACACGGTGTTAGCAGGGGGCCTGGTAAACCTCCTCCCTACTATCCTCCGATAAACTGTAGGGTTAACAAGTTCGCCGTCCGTTTAATGCTAGCTATATCGGGTCCGTGTCACACCTTCTGATCGGGGTCAGACCTCCATTCTCTGGCCCCGTAAATCCTCAAGGAGAATATATGAGAGATAGACGCCCGTGGATTTGAGGAGAGTAGCTAGGCAAAGGGAAAGCGTGCACCAGGATCATAAGTCAAGCAGGCCTCTTAGTGATGATTACGAATTTATTGGAATAAGCGGGGAAGCTAAGTTTGCTGAAGAATGGGGGCTGCCCTTAGACATTGAGATTAGACCGGGAGGAGACGGGGGTCAGGATTTCAGACTAGACGGGATAGGAAAAGTAGATGTTAAGACTGCACAGAGACCGGGGAATCTTATAGTTGAAGTGGGAAAGGTTCATTCGGATGCCTATGTGCTTGCAGGGTATTCCAAAGAGACAGATGAAACAAAGCTTATCGGGTGGGAATTTAAAGATAAAATATTAAAAGCTCCTACAAGAGATTTTGGACATGGGATTATAAATCATTACATATCCAGGCACGAATTGAGGCCTATGAGCGAACTCAAACAAGTTTCTCCTGGCGTGAAAATCTATGGAAACTCAGAAGGCTTCCTACACCGCCAATACCAGCCTATTACCGAACATAGTATTTGTGATTGCAAACCTCCTCAGAATATCTGGAGAGAAGATTCCAGGTGCCTATGGTCCAATTGTGGGGAGAAGACCTGCTCGAGGTGCCTAAAGTGCCTGTCGAATACAATTTACAAGTGGGAATGGACAGATAAACCCGCTGAAAAGGCAACGTCTCCACTAGGATATGCATGTGGGTGTGGAGGAACTGCACGAAAAGAAAGAAAGCCAGAGAAGCAAGCCCTGTTCTAGACTTAGATTAAATGGGACCACACCCCCAGCAAGAGATGTGGCCCCCCCAAGCATAACCCCCAAAGATAGAAGAGGTCACCAATACCTAGTATATCATACAACCTCCCTCGCGTGCGCGCGTAGTAATATGTAACTAGTAACTAAGTTACTGTTACTTGTTACTAGTAATAAATAACTAAATTAATTAAGAATTTAGTTATTTATTACTTAGTTACTAAGTTACTAGTTACTAAGAGCCTTTTTTAATTTCAAAAATAAATACTACCAGTTAAAAATAACTAACCACGTTTAGTTTCTTTCTTAACGGCTGTACCTTGCCAAATAAATGGGGCTAGTTAAAAATAAACGTACCCGTTTACTCTGTGTCCAGTGGCTGCATACCAGGGGCCTTTTGCGAAATCTGAGTTGTCAGGGGTAGGTGTATTCTCATTTAGCGTTTTATAAGGTACACCCCGTCACTACGTGCCGAGGCAACGCTATCCCCTCCACCCTACCACCCCCAGCCCCAGCGCGCGGGTATGCGTGCGCGTGCCGTCCCGGCGAGCTACCATCGAGGCTCCGTCACGGCTGCGGTGGTGGTGGGATGCGCGACACCTTGCAAGCCGTCACATGTCACCAGGGAACAAGGGAAACGTTCACCAGGTAACTGCTTTTAGGGATTTTGACGCGCCCTAGTTGATACTCTCACAGGTCCCACAAGTTACCAGAATAGTCCCGTAATGGCGTCATTTTGTCGCATTATGGAAATTGACACCAAATTGCTATTAGTCGCATTGTTACCTGCTGCAAGTCTCAGAAAGATACAAAAACCATGCAATATTTCTATGTTTTAGTATCATTTAGGTATTGACTAGGAATTAATTAGGAATTAGTATTAGAGGCAACAAATTAATAAACGGAGGTCTAGAACTTGATAGCTACTACCACCTACACCGCAGAAGAATACCAGGAAATTTTAGACATATTGAGCCAGGCAAAAAACCAGAACACCGTTTGTATATTTGACGGTCCAAGTCTCAAAAATGGTGTACCAGTAATAACACTGCTGACAGGCCTTAAAACACCGTCACTCAATACCAAGACTGCTGATATGCTGCAGTCGTTTATCATGTTGCGCGATGTCTCCCCCACGGACGCCATTGCCTCCGGAATGGATGAAGCTGTATGTGGTGACTGCCGTCTCAGACCTATAA